CATCAAACGAGAATTAAATGTTGACTTATTACAAATATTCCCATACAATGTGAATAGCGAGTGGAGCGGGGTTTCCCCCACCTATCCATCAGGTCCCCAAGCCCTGCTTCACACGGTATAAAAATTTATTTTTATAGGGATAGGCGGTTGAGAGGGGACCTGATTGATCGATGAGCAGGCCGGATGAAGTTGATCCGCGGCCATCGTCGGAGATGAGCGCCCGGCAGTCGAAAAGGCTGTCGGGCGCTGACATTTAAGGAGGCTGAGATGGAGATCGAGATGATTTTGATCCTGGCTGCGGGCGGGCTTTCTCTGCTGTTCGCGTACGTCCCGGGATTCAAGGGTAAATACGAAAAGCTGAACAGCGAGCAGAAACAGTTGGTGATGCTGTTCCTGATCTTCGTGATGGTGTGGGTGCCGTTCGGGGTGGGATGCCTGGGATACGGGGAGGCATACGCGTGCAGTGTGGACGGTGGGCTGAGGGCGGCCTGGACGTTCGTGCTGGCGATCGCGGCCAACGCCGGGGTGTACAAAGCGACGAATCACATCCGCGCTTAACAGTATGCAATCATGATTGGAGATCTCGCACCGATCGTGCAACGGAGATTGACTGTCGAGGAGGGACTTAGAGAATTGGATGCAGCTATCATCACAGCTATCGGCGCCCTGATCACTGGGATCATCGGGATCGTGATCGCGGCGCTGACGGCTCACAGCGCGGCTACGAAGGCCGAATTGGAAAGCCTGCGAAAGACGATCACTTTGCTTCAGACGGAGAATCAACGACTGCGCGAGCGGCTCGACGATCTGGAAGAGGAAAATGGCGTGCTGCGGGACTGGGCAGAACGACTGGTACGGCAGGTGCGCGGGTTGGGGGGCGAGCCAGAGAGGCTCTGATGAAAAAGTTCGACGAGTTGCAACTCAGGTTCGAGCTGGACCTGGACGAGACGGAGCTGGAAGCGTCCGAGGAGCTGATCAGTTACGAGGAGGCGCGGCAGATCAGCGAGGCGGCGCGGCTGGCTTTCGACCAGGTGCGGGAGACGAGCCGGGAGGGGGAAGGGAGAGGCTGGTTCGACGAGTACCTGAAGCTGATCGAGCTGGGCTGGCCGTGGCGGGTGGCGTGCTACATCGCCTGGGCGGCCTCGCCGAGAGCCACGCGCTGGCCGAAAACATTGAAAGAGCTGGCGAGCCTGGTGCTGGGGCTGAGGAGCTCGAGGCAGATCCATACCTGGCGGACGAAGTACCCGACGATCGACGAGATGGTGGCGATGATGCAGGCGGCTCCGCTGTTCGAACACCGCAGGGACGTGATCGAGGCGCTGGTGAAGATGGCCAGCGAACCGGACTACAAATCGTTCAACGACCGGAAGTTGTTCCTGGAGCTGGTGGGAGATTACGTGCCGAGATCTCAACTGGATTTGGGCAAGGCGGCAAAAGGGGATGTGCAGGAGATGACGGACGAGGAGCTGCGGAAGTGGCTGGGAGAAAACCCTCACCCAAATATGGGAGAGGGAGATGAAGAGGCAACAGATGCTGACGAGCAGCACCGAGCAGCACGCTGACGATTAAGGCAGAGGTCGCGCGCGAGGAGCTAGCGCGGCGGGAACTGGCGCGGCGGCACCTGGTGGATTTCATGGAGTACACCTCGCCGTGGTACCGGGCATCCAGGCACCACCGGCTGGTGGCGGAGATGCTCGAGCAGGTGGAGCTGTACCTGGCAACGCAGGGCGAGGAGGGGATCGGCAGGCTGCTGATCTCGATGCCGCCACAGCATGGCAAGACGGAGATGGTGAGCAAGCATTTCCCGGCGTGGGTGTTGGGCAGGCAACCTGATACGCGGATCATCACGACATCGTACGGCTCGAGCCTGGCGCTGGAGAACAGCCGGGCGGCCAGGAAGATCGTGATGGACGAGCTGTACATGAACGTATTCGGGCAGCGGGGGACGGTGGACGCGCCGGTGGAACTGAGCTCGGACAGCCGGAGCGTGGAAGCCTGGGACCTGGCGGCGCCGAACCGTGGCGGGCTGGTGGCGGCGGGGGTGGGCGGTGGGATCACGGGAAAACCGGCCTATTTATTCATCATCGATGACCCCTTCAAGAACCGTAAAGAAGCGGAAAGCGAGACCTACCGGCGGGACGTGTGGGAGTGGTGGACCAGCTCGGCGCGCACCCGGCTCAGGCCGTGGGGCGCGGCGATCGGGATGTTCACAAGATGGCACGCGGATGATTGGGCGGGGCGGATCCTGCGAGGGATGGCGACCAACCCGCGCTCGGAGCGGTGGCACGTGCTCAGCCTACCCGCGATCTGGGAAGCGCCCAGGCCGCCTGAGGGGGTCGATTGGGAGAAATACCGGTACAACGAGCTGCTCAACGGAGTGTGGGTGGATCAGCGGGACGCGCTGGGAAGGGAAGGGGGGGACGCGCTGTGGCCGGAGATGTACGGAGCGGGAGTGCTGGAGACGATCCGGGCAAGCGTCGGCTCGTATGACTGGGAGGCACTGTATCAGCAGAGGCCGTACAGCCGGGCGGGGAATTTATTCCGGCGGGATTGGTTCGTGATCGTGGAACAGCCGCCGCGGGAGGTGGTTTCACGCGTGCGCTACTGGGACAAGGCGTCGACAGCGGGAGGTGGGGCATTCTCATCAGGAGTATGCATGAGCAAGGGGCTAGATGGGCTAATCTACGTGGAGCACGTCAGCCGCGGGCAATGGAGCATGCACCAGCGCGAGGAGGAGATGCTGAAGACGGCCAGACTGGATAGGGAACATCGACCGGGGCACATAGTGTTCTGGCACGAACAGGAGCCGGGCTCGAGCGGGAAGGACAGCGCCCAGGCGACGAACGCCAAGCTGAGCGGGGGGGGGTTCGAGGCACACTTCGAGACGGTCACCGGATCCAAGGAAGTGCGCGCCGGTCCATGGAGCAGCGCACTGGAGGCGGGGATCGTGCGGCTGGTGCGGGGCGGGTGGAACGAAGTCTACATCGAGAACCACGTGGCGTTCCCGATGGGTCGGTTCAAGGATGACGTGGATGCGTCCAGCGGGGCATACAGCAAGCTGGACCAGAGCGGAGAACCATTCAAGGGAGTGTAGGTGTAGATGTCATTCGTCAGACGGCTTGGCCCTGGACTGCGCTTCATCCTGAACGGCAAATCGACCGTGGCAGCGCTGCGCCCATCGTGGGAGAGCAGGCAGCCGCATTATGCTACCAGCGCCAAATACGAGACGCTGGTGCGGGAGGGCTACCGGCGCAACGAGCTGATCTATGCCTGCATCAATAAGGCGAGCGCGAGCGCATCGCAGCTCGCCGTCCAGCTCAGGCGCAAACGGGACAAGCAGCTCGTCAACGAACATCCATTCCTGGATCTGATTCATCACCCTAATGACACCATGAACGAGTCGGACTTATGGAGCAGCGTGGTGATGTTCCAGAAGCTGGCGGGGCGAGCGGCTTACGAGATCGAATTGAACAACCGAGGCCTGCCGATCGCACTGTGGCCGCTGATCCCAAACCGGCTGCGGGTGATGCCGGGGGAAAAGCGCCCGGTTGTCGCCGAATATATTTATGAGGTGCCGGGGATGGAAGACCAGCACCTACCGCCTTCGCAAATGCTCGACTTCCCGATATTCGACCCACTCAACCGCTTCACGGTGTTCCCTCCGGTGGCGGTGGCGGCGCGAGCGGGCGACATCGACAACGCGGCCACCGACCACATCAAGCTGACCTGGGAGCATGGAGGCATGCCGCAAGGTTTGCTGAAGACCACCCAGGTGCTGACCGATACGGCGATCACGGACACACGCCGACGCTGGCGCGAGCGCTACGGGGGGCGCAGCAACTGGCTCGAACCGGCGATCCTGGACCGGGACCAGGAATACCAGAAGATCGCCTGGTCGTTCGAGGAGATGGGCTTCGACGTGCTGGATGCGAGGGAGGAGGCGCGCATCTGCATGGTATTCGACGTGCCGCCGATCCTGGTGGGGGCGAAGGTGGGGCTGGACCGCTCGACGTACGCCAACTACAAAGAAGCGCGGCGCGGCTGGTGGGAAGACACACTGATGCCGATGTACGAGAACTTTATCGACGTGCTGGACCGCCTGCTGCGCAGGTTCGACCCAGACAAAGAGTACGAGGTGAGTTGGAACCTGGACAAGGTGCGCGCCTTTCAGGAAGAGACGGATGCCAAGTGGAAGCGGGCGACCGAGGCGTTGCGGGCAGGAGCGATCAGTAAAAACGAATTTTACCGCGAGGTGGGGATGGAGACCATCGGCCCGGCGGGTGACGTATATATCTACACTTTGCAGATGTACGAGGTGCCACAGAAAAAGAAGGGCCTGGCGATGCCCGCGCTGCCATCGCCGGGGACGGCGCCAGGGAATGGAACGGGCAGCGAGGAGGAATTGGTGGGCGGGAAATATGGCAAGGCGGCAGCCAACGCGCCCGACGACGACGAGCGGCGCAGGCACGAGCGCAAGGTCAGGGCAGCGATGACGGCATGGTTTAAGGAACAACAGGAGCGTGTGATCGAGGATGTCACTGCCAATAACGGAATCGGCAAAATTGCCGGTTAATTTTTCGGTCAAGTTGCTCGACTGGCAGAATGAGGATGACCTGCTCTTCGCAATCCTGTTCCCGCTGGTCCGGTCCGCGGCGCTGGACGGGGCGCAGGCGGCTTTGGACGGGCTGTTGACTATGGGGATCGGTGTAGACTGGGCGCTGGTCAACCAGGCTGCTACGCAGTGGTCGCGCAGCTACACTTTTGGGCTGGTGCGCGGGATCAACGAGACGACGCGGCGCTTCCTGCAATCGGAGATCGCCGAATGGATCGAGAGCGGCGCTCCGCTGGACAGCCTGATCGAGGGAATCGCACCGATGTTCGGGATAGTGCGGGCGGAGATGATCGCGGTCACCGAGGTGACCAGAGCATACGCCGAGGGCAACCTGGCGACCTGGCGGGAATCGGGCGTGGTAGTAGGGAAACGTTGGATGACGGCGGAGGACGAGCTGGTCTGCCCGATCTGCCTGCCGCTGGATGGAATGCTGGTGGAATTGGAGAGCAACGGATTTACGACCGAGATAGGCGGGCTCGGATTGAGCACGCCTCCAGCGCACGTGAACTGCCGGTGCTGGCTGCAACCATCCGTGGAGATGTAATGGCCGAGTTTGGGATCTTCATCATCGACCGGGCAAGCGGAGAGATAGAACGGATCGCGCGCGGCATCCGCGCTTACCAACTGCGCGCCACGCAGAAAGCAGTGATATATGTCCACTCGACCGTGCCGCCTTACCCGCCCAAGCCGATCGGATCATCCTACCGGCGCACGGGCACACTGGGCAGGCAGATTACTACGGAAGTGCGAACTGTTGGAATTGACGTTGTGGGCCTGATCGGATCGCCGACGGTTTACTCGCCGTGGGTGATCAGCGAGAAGCGAGTGGGCAGCCGCGGGCCGCAAGCCTGGATGCACCAGGGCAGGTGGTGGACGCTGCACAAGGTGGTGAGAGAGGCGCGGCAGAAGGTGATCGAGATCTACCGGCAGGGGCTGCGGGAGCTCTTAGGATTGAAATGATTGAAGGTATTGTATCGTTCATGTTGACTTTATTGATCGGCGGTGCATTGATTGCATTCAGCGTCTGGCTGTTCGAGAGGATACGATGACGGGACAGGGATAAGGCCAATATCGGAGGCCAATATGGAGCATAAAAATTTCGAGGCTTACACGAAGGCGATCGACGACCGGACGGTGACCGGGATCGCGGCGTTATTCGGCAATGTTGATGTGGTCGGCGACCGGATCTTCAAAGGGGCATTCAAGAAAACGATCCAGGAAAATCTGGCCCGCGTACGCCACCTTTGGATGCATGATGAATGGTCACCACCGACCGCGGCCATCAAGAGCCTGAACGAGGTCGGACGGGGGGGGCTGCCGGACGACCTGAAAGCCAAGCATCCCGAAGTGACCGGGGGGCTAGAGGTGGAGCGCGAATATCTACAAACGCCGCGGGGAGACGAGATCCTGGCGGGGATCAAGGCCGGGGCGCTCAACCAGATGAGCTTTGGCTACACCCCGGTCAAGTTTGACTTCGAAGAGCTCGAGGATGGAGATAGCAAAGGCTTCCTGGTGCGCAATCTGCGCGAGATACGTCTATGGGATATCTCCGATGTGAATTGGGGAGCCAACGAGCTGACCATCGCCAGCAAAGCTGCGGTGCCTTACAAAGACACCGGGACCGCGGATGAGGACACGGAGTGGAGTGCGCCGACGCTATCCGACTTCACGGATGAGAGCTGGGGCGATCTATCGGATGCGGAGAGGCGGCGCATCGCCGGGCATTACGCCTGGGTGGCGGCCATGCCGCCCGAGAAGTTCGGCGATTGCAAGCTGCCGCATCACAAAGCGGGCAAAAGCGGCATCGGCAAGGCGGTCTGGCGAGGCTGCTCGGCGGCAATGGGGGCATTGATGGGGGCGCGCGGCGGGGTGGATATCCCCTCGGCGGACATGGACGGCGTGTATAACCACCTGGTCAAACACTACAAACAATTCGACAAAGAGCCGCCCGAGAAAAGCCTGACCCAACTGGCGCATACTGCCAGCATCATCAACCTGGACGAGATCAAATACCTATCCAAACAGGAATTGGGGCGCCTGAAAAACGCCCTTGACGAGCTGCACGCAATCCTGGCAGCCGAGCCGCCCGACGACGAAAGTTTGCGGGCACTCACTGAGAGATTGAAGTTCCAGCTTTCCATTTACGAGCGAGATCCAATTTTACTTTCAGTGAGGTGAGAACATGAAAACGCTAGAGGAACTGAAAAAGGCTTACGCGGCCAAGATCGCAGAAGCCAAAAAGAAAACCGAGGTGGCGGGCGACCAGCCGCTGAGCAAGGAGGCCGCGGACGAGATCACAGCACTGCTGGGGGGGGCGGATGAGATCAAGGTCCAGATCGACCACCAGGAGCGCATCCAGGCCGCGGACGCGTACCTGGACCAACCGGCGGGCACGAAGGCGGCACACCACGGCTGGCGGCCAGCCGGACCGGGTGAAGGCGATCCGGATGTAGATGTGAAAGCCTGGCATTCTTTCGAGATTGCCTTGCTCACACCGTTCGGCGTGGAAAAGAAAGAGATCCGCTATCACGTTCCCATGGCCGTGCAGATGAAGGGCTATGCCTCTGCCTTCGAGGCGTATATCCGCAAGGGCAAGGGCGAGATTGGCCCGGACGACCGCAAACTGTTGCAAGAGGCGGTCGATTCGGCGGGCGGCTATCTGGTGCCGGAAGACATGCAGGGCAGCATCTTGAAAAAGATCGCCACGATGGCGACCGTGCGGCAATTCGCGCGGGTAATCTCCACCAGCCGCGATGCAGTCAAATGGCCACGCATCAAATACACCACAGACAATCAGTACACCTCGGGCATTCGCCTGACCTGGACTGGCGAAACACCCTCCACGGCAACCGTCCATCGAGTGACTGATCAGGTATTCGGCGAATTCAATATCCCGGTCAACACGGCGATGGCCAGCCAACTGCTCAGCAACGACCTGCTAATGGATGCAGCTTTCGACGTGCAGGGCATCTCGTCCGATTTGCTGGGCGAAGCCTTCGCTTTGGGCGAGAATGCGGCGTTCTGGAGCGGCACCGGCGCGGGGCAGCCACGCGGCATCATCAACGACGCCAGCGATACGACCAACTTCGACGCTCAGGTACAGACCGCGGCGGCGGCCAATGCTATCGATGCGGACGAGGTAATCGACGTGATCTACGCACTGCCAGCGCAATACGAGCGCAACGCGCGGGTGTTCATAACCAAGGCCACGGAGAAATACATCCGCAAACTGAAAGACGCTGACAGCGATTACATCTGGCCGGTCAAGGCGCTGGTCGGAGGGTTCGGCGTAGCAGCCAACGAGCTGCTGGGCTTCCCTGTGGTGCGCGATGAGTTCATGGACAACATCAGCAGCGCCTCCATCACGACCACGCACCCGCTCGTGTTCGGCGATCTGAGCGGCTACGCGGTGGTGGACCGCGTCGGACTTTCGATCCAGAGACTGGACGAGCTGTATGCGGAGACCAACCAGGTCTTGCTGTTGGCGAAAAAGCGCGTGGGCGGGCAGCTGGTGGAAGCATACCGCCTGAGCCTGTTGAAGACGGTCAACTCGACTTAATGCGGCAGAGTGACTGCCGGGAGGTGATGAAATGGGAAGAAAAAGGGTTTTAGTGCAAATCTACGCCTCGACGAGCGATTCCGACGTGGCGGCGACCAACGAGATCGACCTGGGACCGTATATGCACGTCGGCGTGCGTGAAATGACTGGCGTATGGGTCAACTATGACCTCGGACCAGCCACCGATACCGACCACACCTACGACTGCAAGTTCCAGGAATCGGGCACGACCGTTGATTCGGATTTCTCGGATATCAGCGGGGCGGCCTTTACCCAGGTGCTTGATGGCTCGGAGGGCGCATCACAGATCGGGGTGACGGCGACCAAGCGTTACCTGCGCGCCTATCTGACGATGGGCGGGACGGCGGCCAACGCTTACAACTGGGTGGGCGTGATCGTTGAGCCGAGGTTCGACACATAGCCAGATTGGCATGGCTAATCATCCTGAGGGGTCGGGGATTCTCTCTTTACTCCGGCCCCCCGGGCAAAGGCCAGAAAGGAAGCCGATGAGGAATAGGCGCAATGGCAGGCAACAGGTCAGCTCGAAGACAGTGGCCATCGTGGGCAGCCACACGCTAACTCGCGATGGCGTGCCCTGGCACGACAAGGGCGTGGATATCTGGTTATTCAACGAAAGTGCATCGATCGGCTGGCCGAAGCGGGTGGACGGCGTGTTCCAGATGCACGCCGCGCCGGTGTGGAAAAACCCGCTGAACCGCAACGACCCGAAATATCCGGAATGGATGCGCCAGGAGCACCCCTATCCGATCTGGATGCTGGAACGCTACGAGGAAGTGCCCGCCAGCCGGAGCTACCCGCTAGAGGCAATCTGCAAGCGATTCCTTGCCGGGCTGACGAAGGGGCGGGCGATGAAGCGCTTCTTAACCAGCTCGCCCGCGTTCGCCCTGGCGCTTGCAATACACAAGAATTACCAGCGGATCGAGATCTATGGGATCGAGATGGAGAGCGACACGGAGTACAACCTGCAACGAGCCGGAGTTTTCTTCTGGATCGGTCTGGCGCTGGGCAGAGGCATCCAGGTGCACATCCAGGAAAAGAGCCACCTGTTCAGCGATCCGCTGTACGGCTACGAGGGTGGAGCTTACCTGGGCCGCGAGCAGCTTTTGGCGCGCCGGGGAATCTTGCTGGAGCGCAAAACAGAGGCTGATGCGGAGCTAGAAGCGGCCAACGATCAGCACAGGGTTACACTGGAAAAAGCGATGGAGGAGAGCGGCGGCGAGCCGGGCATGGCCGCAGTCGCCACGGCACGGGACTACTTCATCGGGATCAAGCGGCAGACCGAGGCGATCATGGCGGTGGGGATGTTCATCGGGGCGCTGGGAGAGGTAGACCGCTACCTGCTCAAATGCGAGCAGATGGACCGAGAGAGCGGCTGGCACATGCTGGCGCGGCAGGAATTCGAGCTGACCGCAGCGCAGGCCAACGGCGAGCTGGAGAAACGCAAATCGCAGGTCAACGTTCTGGGGGCCGAGGCGCGCAGCGCCTGGAAGGCCATCGAGGCAGCAGTCAAGGAAGAACGAGAGCTGGCGCAACTGGATGGACTGAGCCAGAAATATTCGGAGGCGCACCAGGCGTATGTCCAGGCGGCGTTCGAGCTGGGGCGGGTCAACGGGGCGATGAAGGAGAACATCACCCTGCTGGACGAGGTAGACCGACTTCTCAGAGCAGCGGGTGGCGAGAAGGCGGAGGAGGCCTTGCTGATGGCGAAGATCGAGAGCGAAACAAAGGAAGTTGAGGTATCGAATGGCTGAATGGTGGCGACCTTCCCCAACAAGCGGCGACATTCTGGCGAAGCCCTGGCTGCACCCGGACGTGACGGCATACCTGGAGAAATTATTGAGCCCGGATATGACCGTGCTGGAGCACGGCTCGGGCGGATCGACGCTGTGGCTGGCGGAGCGGGTCAAGAAGGTAGTCGCCATCGAGACCAAGCGCGAGTGGCACAAGCTAATCGCCAAGCTCGCACCCTCCAACGCACGCCTGATCCTGTGGGACCGTGGGAACTACCCGCGCCTGTCGCCCTCGGCAAAATTGCCGCGGCAATTCGACCTGTTCCTGATCGACGGCGAGCCGGTGGAGGACCGCGCTCGCTTTCTGATGGACGTGGAGCGCTTCGTCAAGCCAGGGGGGATCGTGGTGCTGGATAACGCAAACCGACCCGAATATCAGATCGAGCGGCTGAAGTTCATGAAAAAGGCCGAGCCGGTGCAATTCTTCAACCGCAACGTGCCGGGCAGGACGAGCTACCTAGTGACGGAATTCTATCGATTGGAGATGGAATGAGAAGCGGACATAACCCACTGCGAGGGCAGCAAGCCCAGCCCATGCCCAAGATCGTTGTTTGTGCGATCACGCACCTGCCGAACGTGGGCGGCAAATATGCCGATGGATACCACGCGAACAGGCTGGAGATCGTGCAGCTCTGCCTGAAGACGATGCGCGAGCGGGCAGGGATGGAGGTGGCGACCTGCATCTGGGACAACGGCTCGGGACCGGAGCTGCGCGACTGGCTGCAGAACGAATACAAGCCCGATTACCTGACGCTGGCGCCCAACGTAGGCAAGGCATCGGCCAGATCATCGATCGTGCGGGCTTTCCCGCCGGAGACGGTGGTATGCATCTGCGACGACGATATGTATTTCTACCCCGACTGGCTGCAACCACAACTGGATTTGCTGCGCGGCTTCCCAAATGTCGGCGTGGTGAGCGGATACCCGGTGCGGACGCAGTTCCGCTGGGCGGTGGAGAGCACGGTCAACTGGGCGCTGAAAAACGCCAAGCTGAAGATCGGGCGGTTCATCCCCGAGGAATACGACCGGGATTTCTGCATCTCGATCGGCAGGAATTACGCTTACCAATTGATCTACACCAAGAATGATAAGGATTACCTGGTCGAATATAACGGCCTGCAAGCCTACGCCACGGCGCACCACTGCCAGTTCATTACCTACGCCGGGAAGATCGACTACATCGTACAGTGGGACGGCGAGGCGATCAGCGATGAGAAGCTGTTCGACATGGCAATAGACCGGGAGGGGCTGCTCAGATTAACCACGATACAACGCTATGCCCAGCACATGGGAAACGTGCTGGACGAGAAGATCAGAATTCAGGAGGCGAATTATGGCTCAATGGCAATGGTACGGTAACGCGCTGGTGGCGATGGCCAACGGCCAGGTGGATTGGGACGCTGGCAACCTGAAGATCATGCTGACCCAATCGACCTACACGGTCAACCTGGACACGCATATCTATCGCAGCGACATCCCGGCGACGGACGAGGCAAGCGGGACTGGCTACGTGGCGGGCGGCGATAGCCTGGAGAGCCCCACCGTGGCCCTGGTGGTGGACAGCGATGCACCGGCCTGGGCACCGGCGACGGCTTACCAGCTCGGGGACATCGTCGCACCCACAGCGGCGAACACGCACGTCTACAAATGCATCACGGCGGGGACCAGCGGGGCGGCAGCTTCGGACGAGCCATCTTTCCCGACAGGGACGAATGACCAGGTGGCGGACAACACCGTGGAATGGGTGGAGTACGGCACGGCATATATCAAGTTCGACGCGGCCGACGAGACCTGGAGCAGCTCCAGCATCACCGCCCGGCATGGAGAGATCTACCTGAATGTGGGCGGTGTGGCAAGCGATAGCCCGCTTTTGCTCTACAATGATTTCGGCAGCGACCAGACATCGAGCAATGGGAACTTTACGGTCCAGTTCGACGCGACCGGGATCGCGACGATAGGGATACGGTGAGCCTACAAACAAGGTAGAGCTATGGCCAGTGGAGATACTGTTGTTCAAATCATTTCCATCATGCCGCCAGCGGCGACCTACGCGACGTTCGATGTGCGCCCTGGCGGCTCGACCCCAGCGGAGAATTTCCCGGTCTGGGATTTCGATGCCTCGGCAAACGAATACCTGGATTTCCTGTGCATTCTGCGCGGCTACGATGGCGGCGGTCTGACGATCACGCTGCCCTGGTCGGCGACGACTGCCACGACCGGTACAGTGCGCTGGGGCGTGGCGATTCGGCGCATCCAGGATGACGCGGAGGATGTAGATACCTCCCATACCTACGACTTCAATACTGTCGATGATGCACCCGGCTCCGTCTCGGGCGAGGTAGTTTATCCAACGGTTGCATTCACCAACGGTGCAGACATGGATAGCTGGGCCGACGGAGAGCTGGCGATGGTGCGTGTTTATCGCGATATCAGCGTAGGCGGCAATATGACTGGAGATGCGGAATTGTGGGGCGTATTCGGTAGGGAGACGTAATGTCACGTTCGTTCGATGGGTTTGCGGCCCTTTTTTATGCTGGCGTGCCGTTCACCGACGGGCCGTTCACGTATTCTGCCTGGGTGTGGCTGGATTCTACGGCTATCCGTTGTATGCTCGGCTTGGGGGAGACCACAGGCAATACTGTGCAAGTACGTACAGTATCCGGTGGCAGCGTTGAGTTTGTGATAATGGGCAGCGGCGGGACACGCTCGATCACGACTGTTGGGCAAGTGGCACAACAGACCTGGACACACATACTGTGCAGCAGCACCGCCGGTGGTCAGAGTATGCGGGCCATAGTCAACGGCACTCTGGACACCAATAGCGGTTCTAATCTTACCGTTGCCCTAACCAGCCGTTATAACATCGCTCAGCGCAACGACGGAGGCAACCGCTGGATTGGATACCTGGCAGAGTTTACCTTGTGGGACGCTGTCCTTAGCTCAGGTGAGGAGACAGCCCTGGCTCGCCGTGGGAATTCGTTCAACGTGCGCCCCGGCAATTTAGTTTCCTATGTCCCTATGTGGCGGGCAGAGGACGAGGATTACGTCCAGGGAGCGTCATTTTCGATTGTTACTGGGTCGCCGGGTGTGGCCGTACACCCTTCGATCATTCACCAGCTACCGCGCACGTATTTCCTCCCAGCCGCACCAGCGGCGGATGAGCGGGCGGTCAAAAGCATATTTATAAGATCTGATAGGGCCTACCAAATTGCAGCATTAGGAGTGTGATTATGGCACAAATCGGAGTGGCAATTATTGCCGAAGAGGCACTGGCTGCGGCCACAGTTGAAACGCTGATCCAGTTGGTTGCTGCGGCAAATCACTCGATCAAGATTTTGGGCTGGGGCGTATATTTTGACGGCACATCAGTGACCGCCGAGCCGGTGCAGGTGGAGCTACTGCGCCAAACCACTGCGGGCACAGCGTCGGCATTGACGCTGGTCAAGCTGAACGACAGCAATGCTGATAGCCTGGATACCACCGCCCAGCAGGATTTCACCGGCGAGCCTACCGCGGGCGACATCCTGGACATGGCCGAGGTACACCCACAATCCGGATGGGAGGTCAAGTACCCGCTGGGGCAGGAGCCGATCTGCGGGGCGTCCGACCGGATCGGGCTGCGCGCCACCGCACCGGCGATCGTCAACGCCAGGGCAAAGATATTCTTCGAGGAATAAGCGTGATCCCGTTCCGCGTTTACTATACCGATGGCAATATCTATGATGGCGAACCCTGGAAGGCGCCTATCTTTCGCGTTCTGGTAATCATTGAACGAGATCCAGATCATGGGCGGCGCATTATATCAGGTGCGGATTACTATTGTTGGGACACGGAATTACAGCGCTGGCGTGGCTACGACCAGATTGGCATGATCCAATATCTGAGCTTACCAGGTCCAAAACGGGTGTTGATCGGTGAGATGGTCGATAACGCGTTGTGGAATGAGATTTACCGTCGAGCGGAGAACGATGCAGACTTCCCGTTGCGCACGGCATATGGGGTATACGAAAACAAGGGCGAGCGATGACCAATCCCAGTTATACCCAGGTTGGATTTCGTGGGCGTCTCGATGATGGATCGGAATTTGGCGCGTCCTGGATCGATGTCCAGAACGCCAATTGGACGCAAGATACCGGCGCTAATTTCCGCGTCCGATTCCGGATCGATGAGACGGTCGTCAAAGCCTGGACCAATAAAGTCTGGAACTTATACTATTCGCTGAATGGGGGCGCTTATACCGCGGTCAGTGGCAGCACGCCAGTACAGTTTGCACTGTCGAGCAATTTTGGCGACAGCGCTGACTGCACGGAGCAACTCACCGGCGGAACTGGCACGTTCCTGACCAACAACAACGGTATGAAGGAGGCGACCGGCGGATCGGTCAACACCGGTGTGGGCGGGGAGATCTGGGATACCGAGTGGTGCCTATCTCTCGATGCGGCGCAGCTCAGCCAAAATGACACCATTGCTCTACGCATCTATGACGGATCGTCGGCCATCGCCGTCTATTCCAATACACCTTCTATTACCGTCAATATCTCTGCAACGCACATCACCATTGCCACCCAACCAGGCGAGGCTACTGGAGAGGGCGCGAGCGCGGCTGTCAGTGCAGAGCAGAACGTAACCGTTGTCAGTCAGGCAGGGGAATCCATTGCAGAGGGCGCAAACCTTGGAATAATTATCCACCTGGCCTCATGGCACATCAACATTGTCAGAGTGGGGCGGCGGTTCATTTTCCTGCCTGAGCTTTTACGCGGCGAGGCGGAAGCCATTACCAGCATATCAGTTAGCACTCAGGCTGCCGAGGCGATAGCTGAAGGCGTGGATACGACAGTTATCACAGTGCGCCATGTCACCATCGCAACCCAACCCGCGGAGGGGATCGGCGAGGGGGCGAATGCGGAGATTCGCATCGACGCGATCATCAGCGCACAGGCGGCTGAGGCAATAGCCGAGGGGGCTGAGGCGACGGTTGACACGATCAGCAACGTGACGGTGCAGGCGCAGGCCGCGGAGGGGATCGGCGAGGGGGCTGAGACGATAATCCAGGCGATCCAGAACGTCAGCCTTGAGACGCAGGCGGCGGAAGCATTAGCGGAAGGGGCGGACACGACGGTCAGCACGGCAGAGATCGTCGACGTGACCGTGACTACACAGACGGCGGAGATGCTGGCGGAGGGCGCCATCGTCACGATCTCCGGAGAGGCCATCGTGAGCACTCAGGGGGCAGAAGCGCTCGCCGAAGGGGCCAATACGACCGTCGCGGTGGTCGCCAATATCTCGGTCGTCACCCAGAGTGCCGAGGCTATCGGCGAGGGCGCCTTCACGACGGTCAGCACCGAGGAGATCATCAGCGTGACGGTCACCTCGCAGGCGGCGGAGATGCTGGCGGAGGGCGGCTGGTCCACGCAATCACTGGGCGCTGGTGTGCTCACCCAGGCAGCGGAGACTATCGCGGATGGGGCAAATTTAACCGTGACAACTATCCGCAACGTGACGATCCTAATGCAAGCCGCCGAGGCATTGGCAGAAGGCGCGAACGCCAGCGCAGAGCAACTGATTTATTCGGGATTATTCATGGTGCGGGCGCGCAAGCAGATGTTCGAGGTCAATGTGGACGAGGGCCTGACGGTTGAGGGGCGGCGCCAGGTATTTACCGTGAATGCGAGCGAACAATGAGCAGCATACGCAACCTATGGGTCAAAGAATCGCCCAGGCCGATGGCGGTCGGGGAAGCAAAAGCCTTCGTGTTCGACTTCAGCGAGATCGGGGCGGACAGCGACGACGTGAGTGTACCCAGCCTGACCGCATACGACCACGATGGGACGGACGTCTCGTCCACGATGCTGACGGGCAGCAATACACCGGCGGGCAAGCTGGTCACCGCGAAGCTGTTCACACCCAGCGCGGCGGATATCTACCGCCTGGTGATGGCGGTGACCATCACCGGAAACACGGTCATCCAGGCTCTGGATGTGGAGGTGGAGAGCCTGATCCCCGGGATGGTGCTGGGAGACGGCTACGCCACGGTGCTCGAGCTGAGAGGGGCCTTGCCCGACAGCGGGATCTCATCGGCATACGACAGCCTGTTGACCGACCTGATCCGGCGAGCCAGCCGGGCACTGGACCGCTACACCAAGTGGGAGGCGGGGAGCTTCGCCAGGGCATCCACGGACGAGGAGACGCGCTATTACGACGGCTCGGGCGGGTCACAGCAGTGGATCGACCCGTACGTGGTGGCGCCCTCTCTCCTGGCGGTCTCCGAGAGCGGCGGGCTGGCATCCAGCGATTACACCAGCTACCCTTCGACGGACTGGTTCGTCTGGCCGCCCAACGCGGCAGCCAAAGGCGAGCCGTATTATCGCATCGACCTGGACACGCTGAATGGGAATAAGCAGGTTTTCTACAAATATCCCAAATCGGTCAAGGTCACAGCGCCGTTCGGGCACAGCCTGGCGAGCGCGATACCGGACGAGATCGTACAGGCGACGGTGATCCAGGCGGCCCGATGGTTCAAGCGTGGGCAACAGGCGTTTCAGGATACGAGTGCGATCGTCGAGCTGGGGCAACTACGCTACACGCAGAAGCTGGACCCGGACGTGGCGGAGATCATCGATCATTTCAAGCGGGTGGTGGTATGAGCTTCGAAGGCGCGATCCGGGTACTGCAGGAAAAGGCGCTGAGCTGCAAGGGTGTGAAGTACGCACCGGACGCAGTTCCGGAGGGGATGAGCTCGTTCCCGTTCGTGGTCTCCTACCCGGAGCGGGGCAACCTATCGGCGGAAAGCGGCAACCTGACCCGCGAGCTGCACACGGTCATCACCGAGTTCCACGTCGCACCGCGGGCGATGCTGTTGGAGGCGGTCGAGGCAGCCAAGCCATACATCGGCGAATTTTTCAGGAAATTGACCCTGGACCCGAAGCTGGATAACCAGGTGGACACGATCCTGATGAGCCAGGCGCAGCCGGTGGTGTACGAGTTCGGTCTCCTGCAATGGGCAAGTACGGAGACGATCGGGTTCCGGATGCACATCACCGTTAAGCTGAGGGAAAATGCGGATACATGAGGAGGCAAGATGAGGATACCGGATTATGAGAATAAAGTCACGCTCAGCACGAGGCCAGAGCGGGTACAACGCACATCCCGCGTGCTGAAATCCATCACAGGCGATTGGGTGCAGAGCGAAGTCGTTTATCGGCTGATCGACGGCAAATGGTATCCAGTGGCCATCAACCAGACCAAGATCGATAGCGCCAACAATGGCGGCGCCGATAACGGCGGCGGAGAGAGCGAGGTGAAACATGCCGGGAATTAAAGCATTGAGAAAACTGCAAGTTGGAAAAGAGGCCAGCACTGACCCAGGGACGGGAGTGGCGGCGACCGCTTTGCTGCGCTTCGAAGGGCTGTGGAAGGACGAGCTGAAGATCGAGTTCCCGATGGAGAACGTGGGCTATATCTCGGGGCGCGACAGGGCATACATATCTCAATATTTGGCCAGCATGGCGATGAGTGGGCCAGCGACCTTCGAGCAGTTCCCCTACATACTGGAGGCTGGCATCGCAGCGGTGACACCCACGACGGACAGCGGATCGGGATTCATTTATACCTATACTCTCCCGACTACCTCCCAGGGGACGATCAATACCTACACCATCGAAGGGGGCGACGATCAGCAAGAGGAGGAAGCCAGCTACGGATACTGTGCAGATTTCACCCTGGCGGGCCGGTTCGCGGAGGTATGGAACCTGGAATCGAACTGGTTCGGGCGGCAGGTGACTCCAAGCAACTTCACGGCAGATTCGGACGTGGTGGCGACCGAGGTGGAGGAGATGCTGTTTCAAAAGTCGCGGCTGTATATCGACAACGATACAGATGCGATCGGGACCACGCAAAAATCCAACACATTTCTTCAAGCCAGTCTGAAAGTGAAGACCGGATGGCGGCACCAATTCACCGGCGACAACCGGCTGGACTTCAGCTTCATCAAGCGCCCGACCATCGAGGCGTTGCTGGACATCACCTTCGAGCACGACGGCTCGGCGACGGCGGAGAAGACAGCCTGGCGCGCAAAGACGGCGCGGCTGATCCGCATTCTGGTGGAGGGCAGCGCACTTGCGACGCCGGGGACATACACCTACAAGACGTGCAGGATCGACCTGGCGGGCAAGTGGGAGACGTTCGACGTGCTGGGGGAGGAGGATGGCAATGATATTGTCACCGGCACCTTCCGGGCGCGCTACAACGCCAACGCGGCGCTGTTCGGGCAGATCGTGGTCGTGAACGAGCTGGCAAGTTTGCCTTAGGGAGCCTACCATGAATGCGCCAATTATGTCGACGAAGAAGATACGCATCAAAGTAGATCCGGAGCGGCTCTCCAAAGAGGTGACGCTGGACCAGTTCATCGCCATGCAGGAGGGCAACCTGAAGGCGATCCGGGAGGTGATGGGGCTGTTCATCGTGGAGAACGGGCATTATCTACCTCCTGACGAAGGGCGTATATTGATCGGCTCGCTGACCCTAGAAAAGCTGAATGAGGCGGTGCAGGAGTTCAGCGCCCTGGCGGAGGAAGCCGCGGTCCCTTTCGGGAGCAGCAAGGAATCCGCATCGCCATAAAAGGCGGGGTACCCAAAGCGCCGGGATGGGTGAGCGTGCTGGATGCGGCGGAGGACTGGAAAAAATTCCCCTGGGAGATCGCCCCACAGCCTGGGCCGGTGATCTGGTGGCTGCGATACAAGATCTACAAGCGGGAAGTATCCAGTGCGCAGCGTGAAATGGAGGAGAAATTGAGACATGCCTGACGCCGAGCTCGAAGTCCTGATCCTGGCGAAAGACCAGACTGCTAAAGCCTTCGCTGGAATCAATAAAAACCTGCGCACCATCGGGACGCTGGCGCTCTCCGCAGCAGCGGGGGGCCTCGCGGCGCTGGGAGCGGGTTTCGTCGCGTTGGCAACGAGGGCCGTGCCCGCGGCTTCGAACTTGACCGAATCGATGAACGCGGTCAACGTGGTGTTCGGGGAATCGGCGGCAACGGTCCTAGATTGGGGCACCACGGCGGCAACGCAAGCCGGGCTGGCGCAGAGCGCGTTCTTCCAGATGAGCGCCCAGACGGGGGCAATGCTGCAAAACCTGGGATTGGAGCAGTCCAGGGCGGCGCAGGAATCGGTCAACCTGGCCCAGCGGGCGGCGGACATGGCGAGCATCTTCAACACCGACGTAAATGACGCCCTGGCAGCGATCCAGGCTGGGCTGAGGGGCGAAGCGGACCCGCTGGAGCGTTTCGGCGTGCGGCTGAGCCAGGCGGCGGTAAAGGCCAAAGCGTTGGAGATGGGCTTGATCGGGGCCACGGGAGAGATGGACGACCAAACGCGGGCGACGGCGGCGCTGGCGCTGCTCTACGAACAGACCGACAAGCTGGCCGGAGATTTCGTCAATACGTCGGGCGAGCTGGCGAATGCCCAGCGGGTGGCGAAGGCGCAGTTCGAGAACTTCCTGGCAACCATCGGGAGCATAGGCTTACCGATATTGGGGAATTTTTTCAAGGCCGTATCCACCCAGATACTGCCTGCGCTGAACACATTTGCGAAATATATCGCCTTTGTAGTGGAAGAGGGCGATACAATGAACGACTTCCTGGCCGACCTGCCGCCAGCGATCCGCCCGATTGCGAAAGCCATCGGGGAAGTGATCGTGTTCATCCAGGACTTCGTCAGGGAATTCATCAGAGGACTGGAGGCGACGGGCAGCCCACTGGCGGCATTCATGGAGGCGCTGGACAACGTGCTTCCGGAGGCGACCATCGAGCGCATCTGGGCTTTCATCGATGGGATACGCGAGCTGTGGGATACGATCTTGACCATCCTGGAGCCGATCATCTCCTGGGCAGAAGAGAACGTCAAGCTGCAAGATGTGCTGGTGGCGCTGGGGATCGCGATCGCCACGGTGGTGGTCCCGGCCATCGTGAGCCTGGTGGCGGCGCTGGCCCCGATCGTGCTGACTTTCGTCGGGATCGTCGCCGCGGTGGCGCTCTTACGCACGGCGTGGGAGACGGACTTCCTGGGCATCCGCACGGCGGTGACCGAGTTCTGGAACAACACGGCGCTACCCGCCTTGCAGGCGCTGCGAGCCTGGCTGGCGGAGAATATCCCGGTCGCCATACAGCGGCTCAAGGCATTCTGGGTGAACGTGCTGCAACCGGCGATCCAGACGGTATGGAATTGGGTGAAAACGACGGTCTTTCCGATCATCCAGACGTTATGGGACTGGCTGCAAATCAATGTGCCCGCGGCGCTGCAAACATTGGCAAACTTCTGGACGGGCACGCTCAAACCGGCAATCGAGGCAGTGTGGTCATTCGTACAAACGAGCGTGATACCATTATTGCAATCATTGTGGAATTTATTTCAAGTGAGCGGGGCGCTGGCGGTGCAGATCATCTCGGGATTGTGGCGCAATGTGCTCAAGCCCGCCCTGGAGACGGTGTGGACGTTCATCAAGGACAACGTGCTGCCGATCCTGAACCGGCTATGGACTTTCATCCGGGACACATTGGGACCGATCATCAGCGGATTGGTCAATGGAGCGCTGGCAAACCTGAGGAGCGCCTTCCAGAGCGTGCGGGATGCGATCCAATGGGTGATCGACAAGATCGCGGCATTGATAGCGAAGCTGAGCAGCGTGCGGCTGCCAGACTGGGTGACGCGACAGAGCCCGTCGCAGTTCGAGATGACGTTCATCGGGGCGAGCGAGGCGATCCGCAGGCTGTACGCGGTGGACCTGCCGAGGCTGCAGCTCTCGCTGGCGCAGAGCAGCCCGGCTTCGAATATCTCCACAGCACAGCACTTCAACCTGACGATCTATTCCAACGCGCGGCGGGAGGATCTGGTGAGCGATTTTGGGCTGATGCGGGCGCTGGCGGAGGGATAGCATGGGGTTCTACGAGATCGTGGTCCCGGAGGCGGAAACCAACCTGGTCATCAACCCGAGCATCGAGGTAGATACGACTGGATTCACCGCAGTTGGCGGATCCATCAACCGTATCTCTGGCGCATCGCGACGGGGCGTATCCAGGCTCAGGATCACGCCAACATCTGGGGCCAACGATGGGGCTTATTACGGGACAGTCAGCCTCATCAGCGGGCAGACTTACACGTTTTCCGTGGACGTTTTTGGTGTATTGGGCATTCCCTATCGCA